GCGTAGGCCACCACAGTTAATGTGCTGGGGCATTTCACGATCACTACGAGGGACGCCCAACCCCTCATAAAATTTCACTAGTGTTTTCATTTTTCTTATTAGTCGTAGACTCTGGGAGCATCCGTCCTCAACTTCGTCGCAAAGCACCGTAAACGGGTTAGCAGCGTCGTCGAGGACTAGCCCTTGGCCAGTCATCTCGTTCACTAGATCATTTCCTTTGTCAAGCCCTCCCGGCTCGATACGTTCGAAGTCGCATTCCGCAGGACCAAGTCGTGCGATAACTTGGTCAAGGACCCACTCGGCATCATAAGTCAACTTCTTCGAAAGCAAGTTTTCTCTAAATGTGTGGGCTCCTTTATACGGAAAGTTTCGATACATTGAACATTGGTGAGGGAGAGTTATAGGAGGAGGTGCAGGTCTGGACTTTTGCGTACAGTAAAGACGGGGATACGATCCCCACTGTAGCTGCCAGGCCCGCTCTATGACGTGGTTCCGGTCATAGCAGCACAATTGCTCCTTCCCTTTCCTCTCCACCCAATGCTCGAAATTCGTGTCTTGGTCGGGAATACTTTCATTATCGTCATTTTCTTCCTCAACTAAGCGGGCGAAGTCTGTCCTAGCCCTACTACTCTCCGTCGACGCGCCGATCATCACCGAACCCGAATCGCAGGGTTCACATGGCTGTCTGCCATTAAGTGACGACGGGGAACTTAATCCCAACTGGCTAACGGACTGCGGAACTGCATCCCTTTGGGATGTCTCACATCCCGCCGAAAGAGAGCGTTCAGGTAACACCGTAGCAGTTACTTCTGTTGTGGCACTTTTCCTTTGTTTATACTCGTTATGTGCCATGATTGAAGTCGAGTTTAGTTGAGTTTCAATTCGCTTTTTGTTTATACTAAGCATCCACGCTTCTCCAGCGCGGCTTAGTCCGTTTGTCCTGGTTTTTCATTTTCGCCGAAGCTCCCAGGTATACCGCAGGTCGGTATAGTTGATTCACACTCATTCTCGGCAATTAGCAACACACACTCCTCCCCTCAACGATCAAGTCCTCTACTCTCCAAGAGAGTCACCCTAGCGTACTAGGGCCAGTGCCGCCCGAAGGGGACTGATTGAACAAAATCGCATTGAAGATTTGCGTGCAGAGCATACTGCGTCACCAAACGGTATAGGGCAACC